CAACACCGCCTGAACCATTACCGCCAGTTACAGCTACAGTCAAGTACTGACTACCGACACCTGTTGTACTAGTAATTGAAGCTGTTGTAGTTGTTGAAACTACAGTGCTTGTAAAGAAGTTTGCATAGCTTGACGCTAAACTAATTTGACTTGTTGCGGCATTAACTGCAACTACAAAGTAAGTACCTGCGGCATAACCTGCACTTGAAGCACCTGAACCTGTAATTGTAAATGCTTGACTTGGAACTAGACCATCTACTGTACTTACAGTTAATGTACCACCAGTTGTTAATGTTAAACCAGTTACTGTACCAGCTGTTGTTACAACTGCTGTTGATGGTAAAGCTGTTGCGCTGGTTAATGATGACAATGTAACAGTTGAAGTACCATTAGTTGCAGTAACAATATAGTTGTTACCTGTTGTATAACCTGTCCAAGTTGTACCACTGATAGAACCAGTTGCTGTTAGAATTTGTCCTACCCAGAATGTACCAGCGGCTTGTGCTGTACCAAAAGTAAAGTTACCACTTGTACCAACTGTGATAGTACCTAAACTTGTACCAGTTGCGCCATAACCAGCGCCTGCTGTTGCGGCAGTAATGCTTACAGTTCCAGTTGATCCAACAACATAACCGTTACCAGCTTGTGTAACTGATACACTGTTAATGCCCCATTGAGCTACAGCAATAGTATTACCTGCACCGCTTGATAATGAACCAGTTGCGGCTAATGCTGATGTAGTAATAGTTCCTGTAGTTCCGCTTAGATACACTGCGCTGATAATTGCACCAGCTACTGTACCAATTGTAACTGCACCGTTACTAATTGCTGTTGAACCGCCAGTAAATGTAATTGCTGTACCAGCAATAGCGTTAGCATAGCTAGATGCTAGTGTTACTGTTGTTGAACTTGAAGTTGTTGCGGCAACATAGTATGTTGTGTTTGCGGCTAGACCCGATGTAGTTGTAACTGAAGAACCAGTAATAAAACTAGTACCTTGAATATAACTACCACTTGTAACTGTTACTGATGTACCGTTAGTGTTAGTAATTGTGTTACCACTTACTGTTGCTAGTGTTGGTGTAAATTTGATACCAGTTGTTGCTTGTGTAATTACATCAGTTGCTAGATAAGCTACTGTTGCTGTACCAGCTACTGTAATTTGACCAGCTACTGGTGAAAAATATGGAGTACCTGTTGCACGAGTTGCACCTTCGCCAGTCATCAATGGAACTGAAAATAACAATGTTGGAGTTGCAGTATATGTACCTGCTGTTCCTACTGTTGCACTTGCTATGCTTGCTCCGCCTAAATCAGCATCGCCTGCTGTGTTTGCGGCACCTAAATTGCCGTCTGCGCCGCGGTTACGTGCGCCTAAATATTTTTTGTTTAATGGACGTCCCATTTGTTTTCTCCTTAAGTGACGTTCTAGGTCAATACGCAGTGGGGAACTGCATAAACTTGCCCAATGCAAGCTGACAATGTATTTATGCGTAAGTGATTCTTAAGGCCGCTTGAGAGATATAAGCCAAATCGCTATGCGGATATATTATATTACTTTTAAAACTTACTACAATACCAAAAGTTGGATCAGCTATATTGGCCGCTGTAAGCCCAGTAGTACCCCATAAATCACTACGACCTCCATAGACATTTAAATCTCCAACTGGCGTTAATGACACATCATTAGGGCCACCTCCTGTGTACATGTTGCTTTGCACAGGATTAATTGTACTAGCATAGTTGTTGCCAATAAGATTACCGTTTAATGTTAGTTGTATTAACAAATCTTCAATACGTGCGGCACGGCGAATGTTTAATGAAAATTCTATACCAACAGGAGTTTGTCCAGTATTAGGAAACTTATATCCAGTACACCACAGTTGGCTTGTGTTAGATAAAAATGTTTCCATCCACAAACCACTAATTGTATATAAAGGTTTTTTAGTAATTGCTTCAACATTCTCAACAATAGTAGTAGGATTAAATTTCCAATCAATACTAGGAATACCTGTTATATTATTAGGAATAGTTACATTAGAAATAGTAGTTGGATTAAGAAACAAGGTTTGTGTCATCATATATTTACCCAAACAAAAAGGCTTCCGAAGAAGCCTTTTATTTTATTACATAAACCTCTTAGGTTATCAAATTAACTGAACTTAACGTTAGCTGAAGTGATAGCAACTAGACCTAAATAGTCAGCGGCGTTACCTAGAGAAGATGCAGTATTTGACAACTCAACATAACCATAACGTGTCATGAATGATACGACTGGTTCAAATGTTGATGGGTCAAGAACAACACCACTGCTCATCAATGGAATGTATGGGCAATAGAATGCTGGAGCATCTGATTCGCTTGATCCTTTGTATCCGATTAGGATTGAAGAAGAATCTTGAGCATAGCTGTTTACATAAATCTTCATAGCACCGTTCAATGTACCAACGAACTTAGTGTTTGTTGGAGCTTCGAATGTACCTTCTGTTGTACGAGCAAATGCGCTAGTAGTAGCAGATTGAAGAATTGTCAATGCAAATGGGCTAACAACAGCGTAGTTACCTGCGCCACGACGTGTACGTTGAGCGATCAAGTTGCTTACGCGATTGATCTGAACTGCCAATGCGGCATGCTCGTCACCAACGAATGTTGCTGTACCAGAAACAGCTGACTGGTCATAAGTTTGTGTAGCTGAACCAGCTAGACTTGTTAATGACGCAATGATTTCTTGGTCGATTTCAGCAGTGATTTCTTGTGCTAAAGCAGCCATTACTTCTGCTTCAACGTCGATACCTTGCTGAGCTTGTGCATCTTGAGCTGATTCAAATGTCCAACGAGCACTTAACTTACGTGTCTTCGCTTCAACAGTTTGTTTCAAGATTTGGATGCTCATTCTGTTACCTGCTACACCTTCTAGTGTTGCTGTTGAAGCTGCCTTAGCGGCTGCATCGTTAGCATTACCAGAATATGAAGCCGCAATCTTGAATGGGCTTAGTGCTTCTTCACCAGCTAGTACATTAGCACCTGCTGAAGTATCACTATAACGCACACGTAGAGTGTGGATTTGACCGACTGGGCCAGTCATTGGTTGTACACCAACTAACTCGTTAGCAATAACGGTTGGCATAACACGACGAATCACCGGTAGAATTACGCGGTTTAATGTTGCAACGTTACCAGCAGAAGTAGCACCAGCAGTTGGAGATTCCATCAAATACTTGCGAGTATTTTCTAGGGTCACACCCATTACTGATTTTTTAGTGCCTTGTAAGCCTTCTAATAGGGCTTCCTTAGTTTCTGCCCAACGTCCGTTTAATAGTTCTGACATTTAAATTTCTCCTTAAAATTTTAGTCCGGCAAGTCTGCGAATGTCAACGATATTGCTATCGGCATTTGACTCACTGCTATTTTGGTTGTTGGAAATCTTATTTCCGGTTATTTCTTTAGCCTCTACTAGTGCCTGTTTCTTCTGCGGAGCTTTACCACCAGCAAGAACTGATGGGAGATACTTTTCAAAACTTTCGTTTAGTTTAGTAGTCTTAACGCTCTCCATTAACTCGCTCATGATTTCACGTTGTTCACTGTTAAGTGGACTTAGTAACTCACTCATGATTTCTTTTCTTTCTGTAGCTTCTTTCAAAGCACGGATTTCAGCTTCTTTACTTTCTAGGATCTGCTCTGCTTTAACTACCGCTTGAGCGGCTTCTTGCATTGCTTGGTCTTTCAAGTCTATGACTTTGAGTAATTTAGATGTTTCCGATTTTTCATTTAGGTAGCTGCCTTGATACTCTGCGGCAAACGCCTCGAATAACTTGCGGCCAAAGTCTGCACGACGAGCGGCTTCGATGTCTTCTTTCAATGTCTTCATCTCAGAACGTAGTCCTTGACTTACAACACCTTCAACCATCTTAGCGGCACGAGTTACAAATGCTTCTTTTACCTTCTTGATTTCTTGGCGACCTTCACGGATTAAGCGTACTTTAGTTTCTGCTAAGTCCTTCTTGTCAGCCATAAACTCTGTAATTTCTTGAGCTAAAGCTTCTACAACAAATTGTTCTAGTTTGCCAAATTTGTTTGCCATTGTCATTTGATCTTCGTGTAGTTCACGAACTTCTTTAGCCAATTGACGTGTAACAAATTCTTTCATTACTTCTGCGTCTTTCTTCATCTTCTTAGCATACTTGACTTTCATCTCTGCTAATTGATTACGATCGTCCGCGAACTCAACAATCTCTTGTGATAATTGTTCAGAGATCATACGATCTACTGCTTCAATCATTGTGTTCTTGTCGTGTTCATATTTTTGTGCAAACTCTTCGCGTAGTTGTTGAGCAACTTGTTCACGGTTCTCGGTAATACGAGATTCCCATGCTTGCTCAATCGAAGCTTTGATTTCCTCAGAAATCACATTGTTTTCAAATAACTGTTTTAGCGCATCCAACATGTGATTCTCCTTGTTATTGGAGTCGGCTTATTATACCTAATAAGCTCTCTTTGAGATATTTTTGTGCTTTAGGATTACCTTTGACCTCTTGCGCTATACGCAAGGCACTTAATCCTCCCTTATTATTCATAAGGTGTTCATAAATTGGTGTAGGATATGCTCCTGGAGCACTGGGTTGAGCTACCATATCTACTGTGATAATCTCAAAATCCGATACTTCACCGGAGCCGTCATCTCTGACATTTCCGGATCCGCGACTTGAAACACCTAACTTGACTCCGCTTTCCAGCATTGTACGAATTAGTTGTCCCATAGGGGTTGGTAAAATTTTCAGTTTACCGTAACCGTTAGGACCGTCCATCCACATATTAACTATCATGTGACTTACACGATCCAGGTTAATTTTTAGATCATCTGGATGATCTACTTCTCCGAGAACTGAATAACCGTTTTGAATCTGATCGTTTAGGGTCTTGACAGCCTTGCCAATCTCATTCACAGGGTAAACACGCTGGTTAGCGTTACGAATACCGCCCTGGATGCAAATCCCGGACATGTATAAGTTTTTCCCATCTTTGTCATCAGACTCAACGATCATTTTTGCTTCGTTGAAACTGAGATTCTCTCGGAGGTATAGTGACATATATTAGTATGTACTCTTTATTATCTTACACGCTTGCTGATCAAACTCTTAGTATTGCTTTCGCCTTTACCGCTCGAGTCTGTTGCACCAACTTGCTTACCTGGCTTGTTGAAACCGCTCTGACGATCGATTCCACCACCTGGTACTTGTTTCTTAAATGCCGATTTACCTGCATCACTACCTGGACGATTGTGTACATTTAATCCTGCTGTTAAGTCTTGGTGTGTTGGCTTTAGTAAACCACCTTTTGTTCCGCCAGCTTTAGTGCCTGCGTCGCCATGTACTTCAACATGATTCTGTGCAATATTCTTTGCAGAACCGCCCATGTCATTCTTCATGTTGTCGATTGTTGAACGTGTGTTAACGCCGTTGTCGCCATGCTTTGGTGGGCTAACTTTGTTAACATATTCCATCATTGGCATTTCCATGTCTTCGTCTTCCATGCCGCCCATACCTGCTTCGATATCGTGCATTGGCATACCGTCGCCATGAATACCTGGCTCGTTTTCTTCTTCGTGTTCTTCACCAGCTAATAGCTGTTCAAATTCTGCTTTTAGGTCTTCTAATGCGTCTTCTAGATCCATTACGCGATCTTCGATTGCACTATCGTCACCTTCTTCTGCATCGTGTTCAATTTCGTCTGCATCAGATTCTGCATCATCGATATCTTTTTCGATAGCGTCTTCTTCGCCATCACCGTCTTCGCTGTCATCATCTTCAGCGTCATCGCCTTCGGCATCATCTTCTTCTTCAGATCCTTCTTCTTCCTCAGCACCTTCTTCTTCCATGTCTTCTTCCATGGACTCTTCTTCCTCCATACCTTCATTTTTACCTGAGTATGGATTGCCGGTGTCTTGGCTAAAGTCTTCTGCTAATAATTCTTCGTAGATTTCACGTGATTTTCCTACTACGATATTGTGGAAAATTTCTTTAGCGGCTTGTTGATCATCGTTGATCAAGGCCTCTAGCATTGCTTCAAATTGAGCGCGATCAGTCATGTTGGTTCTCCTGTGAATATAGTTACAAGGCTGTTTATTATTTACACTAATGTTAAAAAACTAGTGCAATATAGGTGAAAATCAGTCAGTTTTGACAGATTTTGCAATTAGGCAGGTGCCGCACCAGCTTCTGGAGCAGGTGCCGCATACATATCGTGTATAAATTCTAGTTCGTTCTCTTGTTCTAGAATGTGAGCTTCACTACTTTTGCGTAGCTCGTTTAATTGTCTAAGAGTTAATCTTGTCTTACGTGTGTCGCTACGATGCATAACACCGTCATCGCGGTCTGCATTATAACGCAAGTCATTAGCAACATGACGTGTGTCAGGATCAATATAAAACAATTCTCTTAAGATCATATTCTATTTATGCGGCAGCGGGTGGAGGGGGTGCCCCAGGTTGTGTTCCAGCTTGTGGAGGAGCGCCTTCTGCACCTTCTCCAGTGTCCATACCTTCAGGAGCATCTAAATTACCTGCGGCGCCTAAGTCGCCTTCTATTCCGCTAGCACTTAAACCTGCACTACGCATTTCTCCAGCGGCATCTGTAGCTGTTGGCTCGCCTTTTCCGTTCTCTTCTGCCCAGTAGCGTTCGTTTTCTGCTACTTCTTCTGCTGTTAAACCTAAGAAACGTTTCATTGCAAAGCGTTTTGATACAAAAGGAACCTGTTGAATTGTATTAAATGTATTGATACGCTCTGCATCTATAGTAGCTTGACGGCTACTTGCAAAGTTCATTGGAGGATTAAACTGCAATTCAAACAAGTTACTGTCAATGTTCATACCTTTACTGTGCATGTACATCTTAAATTCTTCATCAAATATAGCAGTAATTAGACTTTGTAAACGTTCGCAGTACTTGTTAAAGCGTAATTCTTGAATATAAGCAGTACCAACACGTCCATCATTGAATGCTGTTTGGCTATCATCAGCGCCTGTAGGCAAATAACTGCTAGGAATACGCAATCCACGGAACAATTTGTTGGTAAAATACTTTAAGTCATCAATTTCACCAATGTTCTTACCGCCTTCAAGCATGGTAACATCTGATCCTTTACCATCTGCTGTCTTAGGAAAGAAGTAATCTTCGTTGATCGATAGTGGATTATATGCACTATCAATAACGTTTTGCCCGCCACCTGTTTGACTAGGTATGCGTCTTTGATGAATTTCGTTCTTAACACGCTCAACAAACGCCATAGCCAAGTGGCTTGGCATGTTTCCTACGTCAATATGAAACACTCTACGTTCTGGAGCACGTTGTATACGATAGATAAGGATAGCATCTTCCAGCAATTCCTTCTGTTTGTATACTTTAAAGATGTTTTCTAGCAAGCTATTGCCAAAAGGATAGTTGTTATCCAAGCCTTCTGACAAGGATAAGTGTACAATATGCTTGGCATCTATAGCATTTTCTTTGTATTGCAGGCCAAAACGACTGCCATTGCCTGCTACAGAACCACTGCTACTGCCTTTACTGCTTGCTCCAGCACCAAATCCTCCACCAACAGACTGCGGACCGCCGCCGTTATTGCGAGGATTCATGTTAGGAGTAATCTGTGTAGCAACTAAATGTTCAAAATTAGGTGCTAGATCTTTAACAACATACTGCTCTGGCTTTTTGCCTTCGCTTTCGTTAACAATAACCTTAACTACGTTGCTAGTATCAATCCAATTCCACTTTTGATTTTCAGGATCTCTGATAAAAAATGCATCGCCATATTTGAATACATTACGTACAATCTTAAAAATACGTGTGTCAAACTTTTGTAACTTGTTCCACTGTTGTAAATATTCGCTTAATACTTTAACTTCTACATTAGTAGCCTTGTGACGCCACTTGATTGCAAATGGACTACTGTTGTCTTTGAGTTTTTGTGTGCAAAATTCTGCTAAAATATCCAAAGCCGCATTAACTTCAGGATCGCTATCCATGACTTCATACTGTTGATAGCGTTCAACACGATTTGGACTACCGGTATATACATCTGGCAAGTAACTACTATAATTAGTACGTGCTGGCCCTGGACGATTACCGCTATTAATACCGTTAATAGGACTTAAAACTTCTCCATTAACGGGCACTGGTGTAAAATATTTTTTCCAACTCATCGATTTTCCTTAACCGTAGGTTCTATTGCCTGTGGCTTTTGCCGACATTTTAGCTGTTTTCTCGCTGTGCTGGCTAATTGATTCTGAATGAGCGGCAACTTGTCCCATAGTCTTATTTAACTGTTGTAAGCTCGCATGGATATCTTTTAGAGTCACTTCTCCTGTGGTACCAGTCAATGATGGTAATGCTGTCGGTGGTGATTCAGTAGCCTTAGCAGGAGTTACAGTAGTTTTAGTATCTTGTCTTGCTTTTTCAATAGATCCAATATCAGGTATTGATCCACTAAATTTTGAAAAATCTATTTTTGGAATTTCAGATTTTGGAACTTCAAACTTTGGAATACTTGAAGCAGGAGGAGTTGTAGTACCTCCTATGCTAGATATTTTTGTTTTAATATCTCCAAATATACTAGAAAGTTTATCAGTAGATACTCCTCCACTTGATAAATCTTTTTTAATATTATCAATATTAGGTTTATTAGTAGGCAATCCATTACCTGATAAATCTTTTTTAATATTATCAATATTAGGTTTATTAGTAGGCAATCCATTACCTGATAAATCTTTTTTAATATTATCAAACAGACTGCTAATTTTATCGTTAGGAACTATATTGCCTGATGATTTAGATTTAAATATTTCAGGTCCATTTTCACCTACTAGATAAGTTTCGCCACCAACAACATCACCACCACCAGCTTTAGGTTGTATTGTCTTAGGAGGACCAGCTTGTCTTCCTGGAGTTCCCGGTGTTGAACCTGCTCCGGTGCCTGGTGCTGGAGCAGGAACTGATCCTAAAATTGTTTTGCCAGCGTCTATTATAGTTTTTAAACTCTTGTCAAGATCACCATCTTTACCATAGACTTTTGTTATAGCTTTGCCCCAAAGTTCTATACCGTCTTTACTACTGGCTAGTTTTACAATTTCTTTATTCAATAATGTTAAAGCTGAATTAGCTTGGTTAAATGCCGCATTGTTCAGCTCTGCCATGCGTTCTTGTGGAGCAACTTGCGGATTTACTTGGCCGCCTTCGGTTTTTCCAGCGCCTAAATTACTAACACGCTGTTGTCTTTCTCTTTCTGCATCTTGAGGAGTTTGTCCTGGAGCACGTTGACGTTGAGAAGCATTAATACCACCACGCTCTAAATTTTCTTCATAACTTTTTCTTAGATTACTTCTTAGTTCATCTGGAGCACTTTGCAACAATTTTTGGAATTGTGGTGTGCTTTGATATTTTGCTGTATCTACTTTAGCTCTATCAATTAAGTCTTGAGCCGCTTGTCTTTGTTCAGGAGTTGTAGCCTTGGCCATCAACTGATTGCCTTTCATAAACTCCGCCATGGCCCTTGGACCCATGGACATTAACTGCATTTGAGATTCTTTACTTAATCTGCCGCCAGCTTGAATTTCTTGTGCGGCATCGCCTGCCATTTTACCCATGCCTGCTATACTTGCTTGGCTTGCTATGATTGCTTGACGTTGTTCTTCTGTTGCACCAGCTAGTTGAGCTTGTACTTGTGCGCTACTCATTCGTTCTGCTAGTTCTGCTTCAATAGCTTCTCTACTCTTGCCTGAACTTATAGCCACACGATTAATTTGATCTGCTAGACCAACCGCACTGGCAGCGGCTTTTTTCTGTGAGTCTTCAGTTGTTAACTGTGCAGTACGTCCCATTTGACTAAGCAATAGTATTTTACCTAGTTCACCTTGACTAATTTGTTCTGTCAATTTTTGACGTTGTGCTTCTTGTTGTAACTTATCACCTGCGGCGCTCATATCTCTAGCACGAGAATAAGCAGTATCTCCAAAATTATTCAATGCGCCTTTGCTAGCGGCCATTGCATTTGCATAATCTTCTGCTGTTAGTCCAGCTTTACGTAATCCTATAGTAGCTTCTAAGAAACTTCCGCCACCAATACCTATATTACTATTTTTTTGTACTTGCTGACTTTGATTTATAGCGGCTTCACCCATATTAGCTAGCATACCACCGCCATACTTTCTCAGCATTTCCATAGTACCTGCGGCTTCCCTACCAATTTGCTGTGTACTAGTTGTCCAAGCATGTTCTAATTGAATACCAGCACTAAGAATTTTTCCAAATTGATCTGCTAGTTTTCCAGCATTAGTTAATAACGCATTAATAGCGCTACTGCTTCCGCCACTTCCTGCTGGTGCGGCTCCGCTTCCACTAGGTCTACCAGCAGATGGCGCCGCAGAGTTTAGCCCTGCTAACGTATCAATACCATTAGCAATTCGTGTTAATAACTCATTATCGCTATCTGCCATGAAAAAAAATCCTAAAAAAGTGCGTATATAAATATACTTACATATATTTATCAGGAGCCAAAATGGCCAATAATCCCTTAGAACAGTTTTTTAGACAACCAAAAATCTACATCAGTTTACCTAGCCAAGGTGTATACAACGAACCTGGAACTATACAAGGTGAAGCATCAAATTTACCGGTATACAGTATGACTGCTATGGATGAAATCATTGCTAAAACTCCAGATGCAATTTTCAGTGGAGAAAGCATGGTACGCATGATTCAAAGCTGTATTCCAAATATTAAAAATGCTTGGGGAATTAGTATGTTAGATACTGATTTAATCTTTACTGCTATTAGGATTGCTACTTACGGAAACATGCTATCTGTGAATCACACTTGTCCAGGATGCGGAGCTGGAAATGTATATGAATTAGATCTAAGTCGTGTTGTAGATCATTTTACTAACTGCAAATACAATAATAAAATTGTTTTAGATAAAATAACAATTCATACTCGACCTATTACCTATAGAAAAAGTACAGATGTTGCTATTAAACAATATCAAATGAGCAGACAATTATCACAATTAGAAGCTATGGAAGAGTCGGAAGAAAAACAAAAACTAGTAAATGAGTTATTTGCAGATCTAGCTCAGACTCAAAATAACTTTTTCATGGCCAATGTAGAAAGCATTGACACTGGCAATCAAATTGTTACTGAACGTCAGTACATAGAAGAATTTATGAAAAAATGCGATAAAACTATTTACGATGCAATCAAATCGCAAGTTGAATTAAATCAAGCTACTTGGGCAATGCCTACTTATAAAGTTAAATGTACCGATTGTAATCAAGACAACGAAATTACAATTAATTTAGACCAATCAAATTTTTTCGCTCAAGCCTAATCTATCTTACCGCTGAAGAAATTCAAAAAGAAGTGATTAGGCTAGAAGAAGAAGTTAAACAATTTAAACAAGAATTATTTAAACTTAGTTGGTATATGCGTGGCGGAGTATCAGTAAATGACTTACTGCATGTCTATGGTTTTGAAGACCGCGAAGCTATCTATGCAGTAATTAAAGAAAACATAGAGATTACTAACGATTCTGGTTTACCGTTAATTTAAAAGAATCTTTCCCACTCACCTGTTTCAGGATTTTGTACCATTCCATCAAATCTACGCTTCCATGTTGACTTATCAACCGGAGTAGGTGCTGGCGGTGGTTCTTGTGCAGGTTGTTGTGTTTGTGCAGGCTCTTGAGATTGTGCAGGAGTTTCTTCAGACCCGGTTGTTTTAGTATCATCTCTGCCGCCTTGTCCAGCATCATCTGCGGCTTTCTTTTCTTCTGCATCTGCTTTCTCTTGAGCTTTTGCTAGGGCATCAGTATCTGTTTTTTTCAGTCTTTCTACAGTTTCGTTATATTTGGTCAAACTGCTTTGATAATTTGGTAATTGTTTGACGCTATCAAAACCTAAGTCTGTAAATGGAGTGTGAATACGTAAATCACCTCCTTGCCACCAGTCAGCTAGATCTTTTGCGCCTACTTGTTGAAGCCATGTGTTGATTAATAAACTATCTAACCATGTATACGGACCTTTCATGCCTGCTATTATTGGACTCGCGGCGGCATTAGCAGTGAATGTTACAGCTTTACCAATAAACCCACCAATAAACTTGAATAGTACTCCGATTACAACAGAGCTTAAAGCCGCTACACCAAAATTTTGTATTGATTTAGCAACAGCCAATTGCATTTGTTCGTGATTGTAACAAACAAACCATTCTTCTACTGTCTGTACCGGTTGTCCGTTTATAGTAAATCTAGCGGTGTCTTCTGGACCAGGCATTTTATTTTGATCCAGAGCTTGACGTGCTACTTCCATATATTGCTTATAATCATAAAATGGTCTTAAGATTGGATATAATGCTGGGCTTGCTAATGCTAGTTGTTTGACAAACCATGTAATGCCTTTTAGTGTTGCGGCTAGAGCTTTGCCAATAACAAGTTTTCTACCAGAACTAGAACTGTTGCTATCTTTAGTATCTTTCTTGGCTTTTTCAGCATTTTCTTCTGCAATCTTTTCTAGTTCAGAGCGATCAGTTGTTTTATATCTATCTTCAATTTTATCTAAAAATTTAGCATCACTTAATAACTGTATATCTTTGTAAGCATCTGGATAATCAGTTAATAATTTATTAGGAACAGCTGGTACATCTGGTACAGCCGCTACAGATGGACGACCGGGAACTGTTACTGTCTTGTAAGTCATTTTACCATTAGCATCAACTATACCAGTCGGTACTTGTTTTGTTGTCGCCGATGTTCCAGGAACAAAAGGTGTACCTTTTACTGCGGGCGTTTGAGGAGGTAAAAATGTATTAACATCTTTTGTAGTTAAGTCGCCTTGTGTAAAACGGTCAAAACGATCTTGTGCATGACGTTCGGCAGCTTCAACCATACCTTGCCATTGCATTTTATCCAAACGACCGCCTATTAAAAATCTACGATCTTTTTCGTATTTTTCCTTAAGTTCTTTAGCTACTACTTCTTCTGCACCACCTTTACCTGCATATCTTTCAGCAGTGCGAATAATATCTTTATCTAAAAATTTAAAGAAGAGTTTGCCAATATAGCCTTCATCTAGTCGTGATTCGGAAATAATTTCATGTACTTTCATCGTTTTACTCTCAGTAAGATATTTATCAACAGTTTTAAGAAGAACTTGCGTTCTTCTGTTCATCGCTTTCAGCTCGAACTATTAAGGAGTAGTTAATGATTTAATTAAACGCGAAGCGTTAAAGATATTATCCAGATCGTTCAGTCACACTTTGCCCTAGCGGGCAAAATGATTAACATTATCCGAGTCGAACAATATCACCCTAGCATTTTTGCATTACAGTGGCGGTCATCCGGTACCACGAGCAAAGACTTTATATGACGGCGGCTTGTTGCACAATGCTAGTCACGCAACAAACGTGGGGCTACAACCCCTCTTTTAGCCTTATTCTCAACTACTTACACATTAAACCAGTTAGCGGCGTATCTGATCATCGTCCTGTAAAGGATAGTAATGTATAACTCTGTCACCAAGCAGAACTACCTTACCGCCACACATCAGAGCGGATTTCGGGCACTCGAACAACGCCAGTGCGGGCTTATTTGGTGATTAAACGGCCTGAATTATTATGACTTGAGTATATGTGAACCATGTACACGCACTTGAATATGACCATTATAATAGTCATTTGATTCAAGAACTCTGCGTGAAAACTGTTCACGAGCTTCGATATAACTACACTCTGCCTTTGATTTACAATAGAAAAGTATTTCTCTGCGAAAATTTTCTACGCCTAACTGCGCGATATCTTTCGATAGCTCTGGGCTTGAACCATAATATTCACGCCAATCGCTGTCTATCTTACCACGGATTTTCTTCTTTTTCTTAGTGCCGTTCTTGAGTTTTACTGTTTTGTAAGTAGTTTTTGAGAATTTTGCTAATTTTTTGCCTATGTACATACGCCCCGAAGTCATGTTTGTTATAAGATAAACAAACCCAACACAATCCTCAGGAAGTATTTCAACTATTTCGTCAGCGTAGTACCAAGACATAATATATGTATATTATTCATCCTGGTCATCCCCGCCATTTTGGTTTGCCTTCTTTTCTGCCTTATTTTTATCTAACCACACGCGATACTGCTGTACGTGAGCACGACGTTCCCGTGCAATAATACGTATTTGTGCCAGCCAGTAGCGCATGTTTTCTCCCGCTCGCCTAGTCCCACGAGCTTGCCATTTTTGATTTTCCTTAAAGTATTCTTTAAAAGCCGCCATGAGACGTTCATGAGATTCCTCATTTTGCTCGGGTGACGGTTCAACATGTTTACTCATTAATCTCTAAGTCGTTTGCATAGTTGGTAAAGCCATTTTCCTTAACAACTTTCAGTACATTGTTCACACGTCCGATCAATTCGTCCTTGTGCGAAATTAGGAAAATGTTCTTTTTACGTTCACGAGCCATCTTTTTAAGTACTGCTAGTGCGCCTTCTACACCAGCCGCATCTAGCCCGTTGTCTATCAATTCGTCCACAAATAATAAGTTAATCTGCTGATACAAACTTTCCCACACATCACGGAAAGCCCACGATAAACTTAAGATCAAACGGTTGCGTTCACCACGTGACAAGTTATCAAAGTCCAAGTCTTGACCCAGTTGAGTAATCATAACTGTAAGGTCATTTTGGAATAAAACCGTGTGTGGCAAGCCCATTTTATCCAGATAATAGGTCAAGCGATTGTTCAAGTAAGCAAGGTTCTGGTCAATGATTTTCTTGCGAATAAAGCTGTCTTTAGACGTTAACAGCTTGAGTAAAAACTCCTGATGGTCCTTGAGTGTGTTGAGTTCATTAACACGATCCCAAGTGATTTCCTGCATGGCCGTGTCGGTTAATTCGTCAATTTGCTCTTGATAAGGATCGGACTCGCCAGCCTTAATCGTCAGTTGATTTTCTAAACTTTTTAGATTATTCTGATGTTTTAAGGCCTGTTCAACCGTGTCATAGTAAGTGCTAGGACGACCATTTATTTCGCCGATTGCTTCAATTTCACCAGTAATTTTAGCAAGATCTTTAGTTACCTTGTCGAAATATTTCTGGGCCTCGTCAAGGTGAGCTTGTGCTGTAGCAGTCATTTCTTCATGCTTGTGATCATGCAACTCTTGTTCACATGCGTGACAGGTTTTACTTGCCAATAGGCCGAGCTCGCGATCATACTTCGTGACGCTACGCTCCGCTTGCGCTATCGCGCTTTCTAACGTAGCACGTTCCTTATTTAGGCTTTTCAGCTTCGCTGCCTTTTCTTCATAGGCTTTTAGCTCGTTGTGCTTCGCAAGCTCTGCGTCGATATCGACGCTTTCTAATTCTACAATAGCACGGGCAATTTTCTCTATTTCTTGGGTATGTTGGGTGTTCCAAGCACTTTGTCTTGTTAGCAATCCGTCGATACTTTGTTGTATTTTTTCGTTACTTTTCTTGGACGCTTCTATGTTAGCAGTCTCTTGTGTGATCTGATCTCTGGTTAGTTTAACTTGTTCTTTTAATGCTTCGGCCTTCTCACTAAGTATGGTAATTCCTAGTAATTGTTCAATAATTGCACGTTGGTCATTAGCCCGCATACTTAAGAACGGCTCGGTATATGTGTTCAATGCAACCACGTGTTTGAACATATCATGACTCATGCCAATCAAGTCATCTAAGTCTCTTTGTGTTTCTCTAACATCACCTTGAGCATCGTCGGTTTCCACAGTTTCTTGCTCTTGATCGTTGACAAAGAACTGTAGTACGTTAGGTTTGCGTCCACGCTCAATGCGATAATCTATGCCATCTTTTTCAAATGCCAAGGTAACTAACATGCCTTTTGTGTTAATCTTATTGATAAGATTATCTTTTTTAATGTTAGTTAATGCATTGCCAAATAGGGCATAACTCAAGGCATTTACTATAGTTGTCTTGCCTGTACCGTTACGACTTCCACTGTCATCTCCACCTTGGTCTAAGTTTTCACCTAATACTAATGTCAAGTTTTGTTGTGCAAAATTTACAGCTTGAGTCTGGTTACCCACACTCATGAAATTTTTTACCGTTAATTCTTTTAGTTTAATTGCCATATTGCCTCATTAAATTATCCTTCCAAGGTAGCATTCTAAGATTGCTAACTTGCGCCGCTTCTTGCGGCCTTAAGCCTTTTTCAAAACACTCTTTGATAGGAGTTATGTGATCTAGTTGCCACCCACCTTCGACACCACATCATAGGCTATTATAAATGCTTAACAAGGTATTCTTGTCGTAAGTGTCACTTTCGATGTTAATAATTTGACTGCTAACAATTTGATCTACTGACTCAAAAGCCTGTATGTCAATGTTGGTGTTAATTTCTATATCTTTCTTTTCAGCAATTAAAGTCAGCTCACGAATGTCATAATCTGACATGAATTTTTCTTTAATAAAGCTGGCTTCTTCATAAGTGATATCGATGTCTAATGTAACACGAAGATGCTGTTTAGCTTTAATAATTGTATCAGCGCCGTCGATTAGTTCGCTTAATTTTAATGTACGGAATGTAGGTTGATTATCCCATGTGTGATACACTGGTTCCTTATCCCACTCTAAAATCATCATTCCACGTTCATCATCCCATGTGTCTGCATAGTTGTGCGGAAATGCATTGCCGATATAAACTACATTACCTTGTTGCTGACGTTTGTGAAAGTGTCCTGAAAATACATAATCTGGACCACGCAAATCATCTGCTTTAAGTTCACCATGATCCGGCATTTGCACCATTGCGTTCATATAAAACAATGGCAATTCAAAGTGTCCGAAGATATATTTGCTCTTAGAACCTTTTAGACTTTTCCATTCTTCGCCCACAAGCCAGGGACACAGTGTGACATTTCCAATAGTAGTAGGCTCATGTACCACAGTGATACCAGGTATATACTTTCCAAACTCCACAG